GTTCTTTGAGGGCGAATTAGAAATTGAAGGCGATTTAGAAATTAACGCAATGGGTACAAACAGCCTAATGCAGAAAGAAGTACGCAGTCAGCGTTTGACTATGTTCTTACAGACCGCACAGAACCCCGCTATTGCACCGTTTGTTAAAATCTCTAAGATCGTCAGTGAGCTTGCTTACAGCTTGGACTTAGACCCAGACGAGATCCTAAACGATCCCGAAGAGGCTGCAATCATGGCCCAAATCATAGGAGCGCAAAATGTTGGACAAGCAACTGGCGGCGAAGCTGTCGCCCCTAACGAGCAACAAGGAGCTATGGGAGGCGCTCAAGGAGCATCTCAACAACCTCAAGACCTTGGAGCTACAGGGACTGGTGGTGGCAACATCGGAACTGGAATTGTACCGCAAGCAGGGGAAAGTCAATTCTCTGGTTAATCTAATGCAGCTTAAAGAACAAGTAAGCGAAGCCAAACAACGAACGGAAGGTTCTTAATTATGAAAGACATGTATAATATGGGTGGCGAAACCGCTGACGATAAGCGTTATAGAATGCGAATGCAAAAACAGGTCGGTGGCGTTGCTGAAGAAATGTCAGATGTTGATAAGTTCATACAGCTAAACGCTGAGTTAGAAGCAGCTAAACAACAGTACAAGGGCAATCCTGAAGCTTTAAAAAACGTAGCTCGACATCGTGCTGACATTGAAAACAGTTTTAGTCCAGAAACACGCGCTGAAGCATATCAAAGAATGGATGCAGAGACAGAAGAGCGTAACGGAAACATGGAAGGCGGCGAAGTAAACGAGCGTGAAGGCTACGCTAATGCCGGTGTAACTTCAATTGTTAACTATTTTATTAAGTCTAAAGAAGGCAAAAAAATTATAAAAGATCTAGTAAAGGGCGTAACTAAACCCCTTAAAGCTGATGCTAGAGTGGCTAAAGTTCTCACAGACAACTACGATTCAGTTGATTTGCAAAGAATGGCTGAAGCTCTTGCAAAAACTGTACAAGCAAATACAAAATATAGTGCTGACGGCAAAGCTTCTTTAATAACAAGCAAGTCAAATATTGTAACCGAAGCAGCCAAGCAAGCTAATATAGGAATCAGTGGAACTAGCCTTAAAACAATAAACTCGAATGATCTAAAAACCATGTTAAAGCTAGATAATGCAAGAGCAGGGGGAGGCGATTCTGAAGGGATTTTAAATACTATTATTAAGTTTAAAAGAGCTTTAACAGAAAACCCAAGCTTAATGTCTCAATCTACTCCTAAGGCAACAACAACTGGAAAAGGAAAAAAAGCAGTAGGGCAAGCAATTGTAGCAGCAACAGGAGTAGGAATTGTAGCAGGAGCAGGTGGAGTATTACTTTTTGCAGACGAAGACAAAACTGAAGAACCAGTTGAAGCTCCAATGTCAGAAGAAATTGAAAAAGATGCTAAAACTTTAGAAGCTGAAAACTTTGACATGAGATTTAGTGAAGAAATGAAAAACGCTGAAAAAGGCAAAACTTCATATATGTATAAACCTTTAAATCCAGATGCTCCTGAAAGAGAAATTGCACTGGAACTCAAAGCGGGTGATACTAAATTGGTTCCGCAAAATAAAGGCGGTATGATGAAGTACGCTGAAGGCTCTATGCTTGTTCCACCCGAAATGGGAATGGAAGACGAGATGCCTGAAGATACTTACGACAACATCCCTGAAGACGAGAAGGCCGCTGTAGAAGCTTCACAGCTTCCAGATTCAGAAATGGAAGAGGACTACACAGGCTATGTACTGGGACAGTCTTTAGACACAGAAGAACAAGAATATTTAATGGGCATTCTAGAAACAGATGAACGCCTAAGTGGCATCTTTGACAAGGTCATGGATGTTGCAGGAGAATTTTCCGGTGAAGGCTCTGTAGAAGGGCCGGGAACTGGGACATCAGATTCGATACCCGCAAGGTTGTCGGATGGTGAATTTGTTTTCACCAAGAAGGCTACCGATCAAATGGGCGCTGATCAGCTACAAACTATGATGGACGAAGCTGAGAAAGCCTATGACGGTGGTTACATGAAGAAAGCATTTGGAGGTCTGACAAGCGAAGACGATGTAGAAATGGCTTCGTATGACAGTGAAGAAGAGGTCAAGAAACAAATGATCGCTGCTAACCAAATGCCAAGTATAAGATAACGATAAAGCCACTTTATTAATTTAAACCCTTTATCACAAATATAAATCCAGAGGCCACCTTGAAGTATCAAGACCCTGTATTATAAACGCGAATAATACAGCCACCTTGAAAGACTAGCAAGCCCCAAAAGGAGAGTGACAAGATGAGTAATGCAACTGAACAACTTGATGAACCCGAAGCAAATCCGTACAATTCTCGAAAGGAATGGCACACAGAAGACGCACCCAGTCGAGGATCAGCAGATGGGCTATACCGCGAAGAGAAACCTAAGAAGGCTACCCGCCAAGAAGCGGCCCCTGAACAAGAGACTCAAAGTGGTAATACAAATTATAAAAAACGATACGATGATCTAAAGAAACACTACGATCAGAAGATTGCAGACTTTAAGCAAAAAGAACTACAACTTACAGCAGCGGCAACAGAGATGCAACCTGCATATGCCCCGCCTAAGTCAGCCGAAGATCTTGAAAGCTTTCGTGAGCAGTATCCTGATTTATATGAAACAGTAGAAACTGTTGCACACTTACAAAGTGAACAACAAATGCAAGCTTTAAAAACTAAGTTGTCTGTTCTCGAAGAACGAGAATTAAACATACAGCGAAAAGAAGCTGAGTCTACACTTCGTTCACGGCATCCTGATTTTGAGGATATACGCGGCGATGAAAGGTTTCACGAATGGGCTAAAGAACAACCTGAAGCAATTCAAAGTTGGATCTATGAAAACCCAGATAATGTTAATTTAGCAATCAAAGCTATTGATCTTTATAAAATGGAAAGCGGCATCAAGACAAGTAAGAAGCAACAACCGTCTAAGTCACAATCTTCCAAGTCTTCAGCGGCAGACATGGTATCCACGCGAACAACTCGCGTAGATGCGAATCAGCCAAAGATTTGGACACAACGGGAAATTGCAGCCCTGACCATCCAACAATATGATAAGTATGAACAAGAAATTGATTTAGCTATCATGGAAGGCAGAGTGCAATAACTACTTAATGTCTTTTTTAGGAGTAACATAACATGGCTTTTAACGCATCCGACCAACTATTTGAACAGAGTACAGATACCAACGGTAACTTTGGTAACTCAGTAACTGGTCAAACTAACAGTTTTTTCCTTCCTTCAATTTACTCGAAGAAAGTACTTAACTTTTTCCGCAAGGCTTCTGTAGCCGAAGCGATCACCAACACTGACTATAGCGGTGACATTACTGCTTATGGTGATTCTGTAAAGATCATCAAAGAGCCAGTAATCACTGTCTATCAGTATGAGCGAGGCGCTGATGTCACTAAAACTGCACTGACCGATCAAGAAACTACTTTGATTGTTGACGTAGCCAACGCATTTAAATTCATCGTTGATGATATTGAAACTGCAATGTCTCACGTTAACTTTAAAGAAGTTGCTGCTTCTTCTGCTGCTTACGCATTGAAAGATGCTTTTGACGCAGGTGTAATTGCTAAGATGATTGCCGGTGTTTCAGCCTCTAGTCCTAACCACATCCTTGGTTCTGACAGCGCGACTGATCTAGCTGCCGGTACTTTTGACGGTACTGGTAACTTGGACATTGGTTTTGGTACTAACGAGCATGATCCTCTTGATCTTATGGCTTATATGGCCCGTCTTCTTGACGAGCAGAACATCCCAGAAGAAGGTCGTTGGTTCTTGGCTCCACCTAGCTTTTACGAGCAGTTGAGCCAGTCTAGCTCTAAGCTAATGTCTGTTGACTTTAATGCCGGTCAAGGCTCTATTCGCAATGGTCTGGTATCTTCAGGCAAGTTGCGCGGCTTTGACATGTATAAGTCAAACAACATTGCTGCTCCATCTAACGCAGCAGGTCAGATCCTTTGTGGACACATTAGCTCTACTGCAACTGCACAGACTATCACTAGCACTGAGGTCATCCGTGATCCAGATAGCTTTGGTGACATCTGCCGTGGTCTGCATGTGTATGGTGCTAAAGTATTACGTCCTGATGCACTCGTATCAGCGTTCTACGGTATCGACTAAGTAAGTAACTAGAGACGGGGGTGTAAAAGCCCCCTGATCTTTATAAGAGGTATTTATGCCACTAGTAGGAAGCAACAACAAGCCTGTAATGATTAAAGGAAATAGCAAGCAAAGAATCCTTGGAGACACTGGCAGTTGGTACAAACCAGAAAACAAAAAGAAGTACGAAGATAACTGGGAAAAGATTTACGGAAATAAAGAATCTGAAACTAAATCAAAGGCGCAATAATTTATGGCAACAACTTATCTTGAATTAACTAATGAGCTTCTACGCGAACTCAACGAAGTTGCCTTGACATCAACAACTTTCGCAGGCGCGTTAGGTGTTCAACAACATGTTAAAGACTCAGTAAACAGAGCTTACTTTGATATTATAACTGAAGAACCGCAATGGCCTTTTCTAGCTACAGCAGAAAGCGGTGAGACAGATCCGATGTACGGGAACGTGTACGTGGAGACTGTTGCTGGCACAAGATTTTATGAATTAAAACCTGCTAGTTCGGATATTACAACGGACTACAGTTCAATAGACTGGGACAACTTCTATATGACTACCGTAGGTGTGAGCGGAGAGACTGCTCCTTACGAAGCTAGAAACTTACGCTTTATGACTACAGAAGCTTGGAAGGACTTCCGCAGAATTTCGGAGAACTTAGATGACGCAGACGGTCAACAATATGGTGTACCCAGTGCTGTTATTCGCAGCCCTGACTCTCGCAAGTTTGGACTCAGTCCCATTCCTGACAAGGTTTACCGCGTTTGGTTCTATGCGTGGGATCTGCCTTCAAGACTTGCCGCTCACGGAGACACCATAGTATTTCCAGATTTATATACTGGTGTTTTACAAGCCAGAGCTAGATACTACATCTGGCAATTTAAAGACAACCCACAAGCAGCAGCTTTCGCACTGGAAGATTACAGAAAAGGATTACGCAGTATGCGTTCTAACCTTATTGAGCCAGTACCTGCTGATATTAAAGATGACCGGATGAGGTTCGTTTAATGGCCGCTTCACAACCTTTTGGTATTTCATGCAGAGGTGGTTTAAATACCAACCTCAATCAGCTTGAAATGCTCGCTCAGCCCGGAGTTGCT